CATCCAATTTCAGCGGAGGATTGTTTACACAAGAGTTAAATATGGCACAGAACAAATTATATGAATTTTCTAAAATAGAAACTATTAAAAAAACTGGAACACAGAATCTTGAAGATATAGAAAATTATAAAGCACAAAAGGCATGGAACGAAAGTAATGCAGAAAAATATAAAGCACTAGAAGAACAACGCTCAGGGACACCAACAGAGTAAAGTAAAATGGCACAAACATATACAAGAGACCAAACTCCAACAGACGGAATTTATTTCGGTGAAGTTGTATCTGCACAAGACCCAGATATGAACGGTAGACTTAAAGTATATATTCCAGCACTACATAAAAGAAGAAAAACTCCTAAAGGTTCCAATGATAAAGAAATGGCAACATTTAATTGTATCTGGACCTCTCCATTTGCAGGTGGTACAAACTATGCAAATGAAAATGTAAATATGAAAGATGACTACAGAGGGTCTGGAAAATCTTATGGTATGTGGATGGTTCCGCCTGATGCAGGAACACAGGTTGTGGTAGCATTTGGACAAGGAAATTTAAAATACGGAGTTATAGTAAGTTGTTTATTTCCTGAAGACCGTGCATATATGGTGCCGGGTGCGGCGGGTTCTCCTTTTAATTATTCTAAACTAGGGTATAAATTACCAGTAAGTGAAAAGAATAAATTTGATAATGAAAATCCTGGTAAAGGAACAAACGTATTAAGGCCGGCACACTTAGATCATGCAAAACCTATTTACGAACAAGGATTATTAGGAGACAACATAAGAGGAGCATCTTCAAGTACCTCTAGAAGAGAATCTCCTAGTAGTGTGTTTGGAATAATAACACCGGGTAATATAAAACCACCCACAGGCGACGGTCCATCATTGCCTGGCAATAGAGGTGCAGGACACCAATTTGTAATGGACGACGGTGATAAAAACGGTGCCAGCAAAAATATAAGATTAAGAACAGGTGGTGGTAATCAAATTCTACTAGATGATAATGAAGGAATAATTTACTTTATTAACAAGAACGGTAAAGCCTGGATGGAATTAGATCAAGCAGGCGGAATAACAATATTTGGAGAAGGATCAGTAGATATTCGTTCTAAAGGAAATTTTAATTTAAGAGCAGACAGAAATGTAAATATAGAAGCCGGTGGTGATGTAAATATCAAAGCCGCAGGAGACACAGCAACTGGCGATGGTGATCAGTATGTTGGCTTACAGCCTATTCCCGGTCTTCCATCATTAGGTTATGGTGGTAACTTAAGATTTGAAAGTGTTGCACAAACATCTATATACTCTGGGCAGAGTGCCCAACTTACATCAGTAGGAGGAGATGTTGATATAAGTGCCGCAGGTAGATCAGCAATTACAGGTGGAACAACAGGCGTAGATATATTTGCAGGTGCAGGTGGGATAAAAATGATGTCTGCATTAGGTGGTATACATTTAAATTCTTCACTAGGAATAAATTTAACTAGTACGGCACCTATTAGTTTGGCAGGACTTCCAGTCTTACTAAATTCTCCTGGGGGCATACCAGGCATGCCGGCATTACCAGCCGTATCAGGTAGTGCGATATCAACAAACAAACATGACGACTGGTCTAGTAAAAATCCTGATTTTGGAGATGTAGACAATTTAATGCCAGACACTACAACAGAAAATGCCTCAGGTAGAAAAAAGGGTCCTACTGTTAAGTCTATAGTAACAACTATGCCTACAGCAGAACCTTACTTGAATCATTTTAAATCAGATGCAATGGCCCACCAACAATCTTCTATGACAGAAGAAGATTATGATGATGAATTAGGACCTAACGATGCTGATTCACCAGACGGATATTTGGGAGGTTAAGATGACAGAAAAGAAAGGACATAATCCAACACCTGTACAAAGTTTTAGTGACGGTCTTGATGCAAGAACTAAAAAAATAGAAGAAACTTCCAAAGCATTTACCGAGGCAGTTGGTGCCGTTTCAGGTGCAAGGGTAGACGCAGAAAGGGAAAAATTACTAGGCAAATTAAAAGGTATTGGAAATAGTTTACTTGGACCTATTAAAGACAAAATTAGTAATTTTAGTGATCCGGTATTTAAGCAGATAGAAGAAATACAAAGTTATATGGATGTACAAACATTACTACTTAAAGTATTGCCCCCAATAAGAGTAATGATGACCAATGCATTTGGTGATAAAACTATTGGGCCTTCTAAAATTTTAAAAGAAGCACAGGCGATGATTAAACAAGTGCAATTAGATATTAATAATTTAGAAACTTTAGTAGATGATGTAAAGGCTTTACCTGCACAAATGAATGCTTTAGCCAATACCACAATTAACGACATCTATGCATCTGCAGGATTAGTAGGCGGTTCAATGGCAGACTTTTCTAATCTTGCAAATTCTTTACAAAACGAATTTACATTGGGTTCATTAAATGATTTAATTAAAAGCACACCCGGAGCGGCAGTAGGAGAAAGTGGTAGCGGAGACGGTATTACAAACAGAGACTTATTTGTAAAAGTTGTTGCCGGATTAAAAGAAAAAGGAATTACACCAATTATAGATGGACCGTCTATTATACTTGTAGACGATCAGGGAAATAAGGTTATAGATTTTAATAATGGCATAGGTCCTATAGGAATAAATCTTACAGCAATGTCTCTGTCAAAAGAATCGGAAAACAGTATACATGCTCTTGTAAAAGTCCCTATTAGCGACTTTCAATTTGTTGCTCTTGTAAGTTTTGTAAATCATATTGGACCTGTAAACTTTGCAGGTAGTTCTGTATTAAGACAATTAAATCAAGAGAACTATCACAGAGTACCAGAAATGATAATGAAATGGAGATCAGGTGCTTTGTCGCCTAATGCAAGTGCTGTAGTTAAACAGGACTATGTAGATAGAAGACTTTTTGAAGCGGAGTTATTCACTACACCAGACTGGGTAAACTTTGATTACAAACCTGGAGAGGGTGCTTCGTTAACATGGCCACAACTTACAACAGAATTAAAGGAAGCCAAGAAAGCCGCAATAGAAGAATTAACAAATAAAGGTATTGACCCAAGTACTGGCGAGCAATATTTAGAAGGTAAACCAGTGAAGAAGGACGACCCCACTGCTTTATACAATCCTAAAGGTTAACTACTTTTTTAGTTCTTTTTTAAGATCTGCATTTTCAACTAATAATCTATACTTTTGTTCTTGCTCGTCAGCAACTGCTTTTTCTAGCAAATCAATATGAGCTCTCAAACTATGATTTTCGTTGTTCTTCTCAACCAACATAATCCTTAGTTCTTCTTCTAAAGTATTATTAAGTGTTTTTGTGTCAGACATATTATTTCTCAATTATTTTTTCTAAAATATTAGTTACATTGTTATTTAACAAAACACCACTGTGACCTGCATGTATGGTAACATTTTCAGTGTTTTTAAATTTAGGTGGAGTTGCTAATTGACTGTCAACAGATATCATACCGTCGTTTGCTTTGCCCCCTAATCCAGCCAAAGGATTTGAACCACTTGTACAAACAATATTTGTATGCAATCCATTGTAAGACTTTTCTTGCAATAATGCTAGTACTTCTGCACCTGGTTTTGTATTTTCAAATACTTTTCTATTTCTAAAAATCATACCTAAAATTCTTGCTACAGGTGTTCCCTGCCAAGGTGTTGCTATTGTTACCAAATGTTCTACATTTTTTGGATACACACTTGCATACCAACTTGCTAATAATCCACCAAAACTATGCCCTACAAGTATTATTTTCTGCTTGCCGAACTCACGTTGCTTACGCATTCTTACCAATTCAACCAAATCGTAAGGGTCATCCTCCATATCATAGGCAGGACTTATAAAATTATGCTCAGGTAACTTTAAAGTGTAGTAATTAAAGTTATCTGGGTCTGCATTAGCACCATGTAGGTAGATTATGTTTTTCATCTTTGTATTATACAGTCTAAATCTTCTAAAGTCAACTACTAATTAAAACTAGTTATAATGTTTTTGATAAATACATGTATGGCAATATTTAAAGGATTTAGTACGATAGATAAGGTTAGAGCACCATATACTTTAACCGATATAGATCTAGTTAAAAGAGATCTACTCAACCATTTTTACACTAAAAAAGGTGAGCGACTAATGAAACCAAACTTTGGCTCTATTATATGGGATTTACTTATGGAACCAGAAGACACGGTAACAGAAGAAGAAATTAAAGACGATATAAGAAGAATTATTGATACTGATCCTAGAGTAACACTTAAAGATATCACATTATATATGATGGACCATACAATAAGAGCGGACGTTGCCTTAAAATTTAATCCGGGTTCAGAAGAAGACGTGTTATATTTAGAATTTATAAATGAATCAGAGGGTTTTGAATAATGGCATTATCACAAAGACAAACTAACTTATTTGCCGCAGAAGATTGGAAAATTGCCTATAAGGCATTTAATAATGTAGACTTTACATCATACGATTTCGATACATTGCGACTTGCAATGGTAAATTACATACGAACTAATTTTCCAGAAAACTTTAATGATTATATTGAAAGTTCTGAGTTTATTGCAATTATAGAATTACTTGCATTCCTTTCTCAAGCATTAGCATTTAGAATGGACCTTAACAGTAGAGAAAACTTTTTAGAAACTGCTGAAAGAAGAGAAAGTGTCTTTAAACTTGCGAGGATGTTGGGATATAACCCAAGAAGAAATACTCCAGCAAGTGGATTAGTAAAAATTACGTCTATTAAAACAACGGAACCTTTAGTAGATAGTTTAGGTGCTAACTTATCTAACAAACAAGTATTCTGGAATGACGTAAACAATCCAGAGTCATATGAACAGTTTATTACAATATTAAATAGTGCATTTAGTAATACAAATAGATTTACTTCGCCAATTAAGAAGGGAGTAGTTGGAGGTATAACTACAGAACTATATAGAATTACAAAACAAATTAGTGCTTCACAAACCTTCCCCTATACACTAAATGTAAATGGCGTAAGTAGGAATTTTGAAATTGTAGATGGTGATTTTTTAAATGGAAAATATTTTTACGAAAGACATCCAGACCCTTTAAACAATTTAGGATTGTTTTATAGAAATGACGGCAAAGGACTTAATAGCAGTAACAGTGGTTTCTTTATGATGTTCAAACAGGGTACATTATCCTTTTCAGATTTTAATTTTAATACACCTATTCCAAATAGAGTAGCAGACCTTACTTCCTCAAACATAAATGAAACAGATGTTTGGGTGCAGGAAATTAATACATCGGGTGCTGTAATTAGTAAGTGGATTAAAATACCTAATACAGTAGGACAAACATTAAACTATAATAGCCAAGCATTTGGAACAAGAAATCTTTACGCAACAGAAAATTTAGATAACGATGGTGTAAGATTAAAGTTCCCTGACGGAAACTTTGGTAATATGCCTAACGGAATTTACAGAACATGGTATAGAACCAGTGACGGTGTAAGTTATTCTCTACAACCTGACGATGCAAGAAATATTTCTATTAATGTTCCGTATGAAAACAGAAACGGTTCCGCTTATACAATGACTATAACAATGGCATTACAAAATGCTGTAAACAATAGTTTACCAACAGAATCATTAGAAAGTATTAAGCAAAGAGCACCACAAACTTATTTCACTCAAAACAGAATGATAAGTTCTCAGGATTATAACGTTTTTCCTTTTGCAAAGAGCAGTAACATACAAAAATTATCAGCAGTAAATAGAACACATGCTGGACATAGTAGGTATATAGATATAAATGATCCAACAGGAACATTACAGAACATAGATTTGTTTGCAGATGATGGTTTCCTTTACAAAATGGATAAAACTACTAATGTAAGTACAATTATAAGTGGAAATAATACAGCAAATAATGTTGTAGAGAACATTTTACCTTTATATTTTAAAAATCAAAATCTTAATAACTATGTTTACGACTCTTTCAGAGATAAATGGAAAAAATACAAAACTAATAGTTTTGATATAGAGAGTTTAGGTGTTAAATGGAACCCTCTACCCGTAAAACTAACAGGAACAACAGGTTACTTTACAGAAACATCAAGTGCAGGAGCGGCCGGTACAGAAAAGGTATTAACAAATACATTTGTATCATTTAAACAGTTCCAAGAAAACAATTTCCTTAAATTAGTAAACCCAAGTGATATGACTGAGTATAAATGGGTTAGAATTACTAAAGAATCCAATGCAGGGTTACTATCTTCTGGACTTAGTACATCAACAGGTCCATGGACACTTAGTTCCTCTATTCCTACAGGATGGAGAGTAACAGAAGTTATTGTGACACTAAGAAAAAAACTACAGGGATCAGAATTACCAGACGTTCAGTCACAAATGGAGAACAAAAAAACATTTGGTATAGGATTTGCACCAACAAACATAACAGACGGCCTTTTAGCAGACCAATGGTATGTAATTGAAAATGCAAACCTTGATAAAACTGGTAAATTTGATGTAAGTAATGCAGGAAGTAAAAACAATACTCCAAATGATGCTAGTTGGTTAATATTATTTGAATACGAAGCAGTAGATTTAAATTCTTACAGATACAATGTGACTATTCGTGGAGAACAATACGTTTTTAATAGTAAAGAAGATATTAAATTTTACAATGTTAAAAATATTAAAGTTTTAGATAGTGATAACAAAGCAAATACAGATAAGATATCAATTACAACATTTAATAACCAACCTGGTAGTTCAGAAACATTTAGATGGTACCTAGACGGTACAGGAAATACAGGTAACAAATGGTTTAGTGAAGAAACAGGAACTGTTACAGACCCTAACCAGTATCAATTAGAATTACCATTAAGATCTAGAGATACAAATTGGTTTGATATCGAAATTGATTGGATAAGTAATTTTGGTATATTAAGGGGCGAAGGTTCTGCAAAAGCAAACGTGATTTCTAAAGATTTATTTGTAAATGATGCAACAGTAACGCTCAATACATATTTTGATGATGGCGTATCACCTGAAATAAGTGGAAACATGACCGTAGCAAACAATATGGGAAGAGTAAGTCGAATACCAGGCAAAATTAATGTAAGTTTTACAAATGCTACATTTGGTTATAACATTTTTGATAGTAATGGTAATATTACATATAAAGCATATAACCCTACAACATCACAGGTAGAAATTTACCATGGTAATACTATGGTAAATGGATTTAGCAACGCAAACAGTGATGTATATTCTTATGGTACAGCAGGTACAACGGTACCTATAGCACACGGAGGCAGTGGAACCAATTATAGAGGCAATGTGCAACTAGTTGAGGCAGATGCATCAGCAAAAACAGGTACTATACAATATGGAAACTTAGAAGATAATAATTATCTTTATGCAACTGATATTACGGCTGTTACAAGTACAGATAAGATCAGAATTAGATACGAAAATTACAAGCAACGTCTTAAAGAAAACATAGATTGGCATATTGTTGACACATTCAAAGAAGCAGATGGATATACTGATCCTTCAAAAGTTATTGTTGCACCTTTTGATACAGATAACGATCTAGTGCCTGATAAACCATTACAATTTAAGGATTTTGTTGGAGAAGAAGACTTAGTATTTTTAGAAAACTATTTAGACTATGATGGATATACATACGAACGTCCAGTATCTGGTGGAATTTTAGATCTTAGAGAAGAAATAGATGTAGACATTATAGGTTCAGGCACAACTGCTACAATAAGTCCTAAAACTTATACAAACAATATAGCATTTAGTAATCTTAGTTGGTTAGTTGTTGACTCATACAATATAGTAACATCAAAATTAAATAATACTGATGGTTATGCATCAGGCTTAAAAGTATATGTTGCTAATACTGATAAAATATACCTAATGACACCAAGTAGTACTAACTCAGAACATGTAAACGCAGTTGAAACAACAGATTGTGCAGTTTACAATGGAAGAGGCATGACACAAAACAGTTTACTTCCTGAAGTAACACCTATGATATTTAAATGGGAACATGTTGCCAATAAAGATGTAAGAATAGATCCTAGTATTAGTAATGTAGTAGAAATGCTAGTACTAACAAAAAACTATTATGAAGATATTAAAAAATACATTAATGTTCCAGGAACAATTTATCCTCTACCACCAACTTCAAACGAATTAGCAACTGAGTTTGCTGAGTTAGAAGAATTTAAGAGTGCTAGTGATACTATTATATATAGAAGTGGTAAATTTAAAAAGATATTTGGTAGTGATGCAAGTCCTGAATTACAAGCAAAGTTTAGAATTGTAAAATTGAACGAAGGTATAAGTGATAACGAACTAAAGTCTAAAGTAATTACAGCATTCAATCAATACTTTGATGCAACAAACTGGGACTTCGGCGAAACATTTTATTTTACAGAATTATCTAGTTATGTACACTCTCAACTAGCAGGATTGCTAGGTAGTTTAGTTATATTACCAAGAAATTCTACAGGTAAATTTGGAGACTTGTTCTCTGTTAAGGCAGAAGCAGATGAGTTGTTCTTAAATACGGCAACAGTTGCCGATATTGAAGTTATAGATAAAATATCTAGAACAACATTATCAGGTTCTACATCAGGATCTGTATATACAACAAACAATGCATCAGCAAGTACGGGTCCATATGCAATTAACGGGTATTATCCTTTGTATTCAAACGAAACAAATTCAAATAATGCAGGAAATGGTACAAGTCATACTCATGTATTTTACGGAACAACTTTTTACATGCCTAACGGTTTAGTTATGGGCTCAACAATGTTCCATGGTACATATACAGGAAATGCAAGTACAACAACTAATACAACCAGTAGCAGTGGCGGGTCCGGCTCTGGTTCAAGCGGAAGTGGTTATTAATGGCTAAAATTTATAAACAATTACCTGAAGTTTTACAGACTGAGGCTAATAAGAACTTTTTTGAAACAACTGTAGAACAATTATTCAGTGCATCAAATATAGAAGTTATTACTGGATTTTTAGGAAAGCAGGATTCTGCAAACTACAATTCAGATGGTTCTTATATTAGAGAAGCAACAGCAACAAGGCATCATTATAGTTTATCTCCAGCAGTTAATAATTTAAATACAACAACAGGTACAAGTGAAAACTTTATTTTTTATGATGAATTAGTTGACACATTAAGTATTTCAGGCGTAAACACAAAAAACCATAATAGATTATTTGCTACAGAATATCAAAGTTTCTTACCTCCTATTGACATAGATAAATTTGTAAACTATCAGGAATACTATTGGAGTAATAATGATTTACCATCTATTACAATTACAGGTACATTAACAAATCCAATTGACATAGACACAGAAGTATTAGGCAAAAAGGATTTTACCTCACCTAACGGTATTACATTTAAAAATGGTATGGTAGTAACCTTTGGTGGTCAATATGTTATACCAGAAAATAAAACTAATAAAGATTTTTATGTAGAAGGTGTAGGCGAAAGTATTACATTAATTCCTAAAGAACAAAATATTGGTTCACCATATGCCATTGCTATTTTAAATAGTTGGGATAATACTAATTTTACAGAAACAGACAGCAATGTAAAATACACCGCTGGAAATATATCATCAGTTGTTATATCTAATCCTGGTATTGGTTATGTAAATCCAACAGTAAGTTTTACAGGAGCAAATACCACACTTGCAACAGCAACAGCGAATGCTAATTCCATTGGATCTATATCAGATGTTACAGTTACAAATTCAGGTGCAAGTTACAGTGGTCAAATAAACTTAGTTTTAGATAGTGATACTGTTTCTACAAATATTAATACAGCAGACACTTATATAGACTTCTTCGATAACGATCTTAAAAGCATTCCTACACCATACAAAGTTTTAGCAATTAATAGCACTACTAATGTAAAAGAAGGACAACTAGCAACCGTAGACGGACAAAGTAGTTTAGTAGAATCAACTACTTCATCTGCAATACAGTCTATAGACAATGTGGTTGCTCGTTATGATACTAATAGAACAGGCGGTATTTATACAGTATCAGGTACAACAAGTGGTACAGGAACAGGACAATCATTTAGAGTTACGGTAATAGGTGAGACAAACCTTTTAAGTATACATAGTGTAGATGACGGTTATTCAACATGGTCATCAAATACAGCAATTAAAACAGCAAGAACAACTCTTATTAAAAATAATGTTGCAAGTACAACATCAGGAAATGGTACTGGAGCAACTTTCAAAGTTGTTTATGATGACTTTAGTGGTAATAGTCCTCATGTAGCAGTATCAGTTGATAGTGGCGGAACAGGTTACAGAAGAAACGACACAATTACTTTAGCCGGTAGTAGTATAGATTCTGTCGGTGGGCCCGATATTACATTTAAAGTATACGAAATACAAAAACCACAAGGTATAACAGCAGTAGCAGGTGCAACACTCAGCAATAGTAATGTAACAGGTACACACATAGTTGACATGACAAACTTAGGTCATATAGGTAATATATCAACAAGTGCAAATGGTGTAGATGCTATTTTTAAAATAGTTGCAGACGGTAATGGCAATGCAGTTGTAACAATTATTGACGGTGGTATAGATTTCGTTGATAGCGAAACAATTACAATTAATGACGGATTATTAGGAAGTAATAATTCAGGTACATTAACATTCAATGTAAGTGACGTAATTACGTTTGGTGATACTAATATAGAACTTTTAAACGGTGGTACTGGCCATGCAGTAAATGATTTAATTACAATTAGCGATAGTGATTTAGGAAACGGTGGTGGAAACGCTCTTAGATTTGATATTGCTAGAATTGGAGATATAGTAGTATTAGATAATCCTGTAATATTAGATCAAAACTCAGAATCTACAATAACATTTGTAGGTAGAGGTGCAGAATTCCAAATTAGAACAAGCATGTTCCAACTAACATCAAATGTAGATGGAACATTTATTACTGGATTATCCTCAATGGCATTGACTGGCGTAGACCCAGTTACTGGAGAATTTTACCTAGGTGGTTCGCCTGACACAAACGAAGATTTTGGTTGGGATAGAGATGCCGACGGTGATGGTGACGGTGATGCAATATGGGGAGGAAGGACAGCACAAGAAAGTCCAGACTATAATGTATTACAAAGAGGAGCCGCTAACAGAAATATTTGGAGTAGAATTAATTTTTGGCACCATAGACAAAACTTTTTAGATGCAGGTGCCACAGTACCTGA